GCGGATGCTTCCGAGCAGTACTCGGAGGACAGACTTTGGAAAGACCAAGCCACTCACAACGAAAGATTCTGCGACTAAGGAACTAAAACAAAGACAATGGTAATAAGAAGAACATGCGCCATCAATGGGAAGACCAGGACCATGGACTTACCCATATCAGAGAAAGAACTCAAGGACTGGGAAAGAGGAACTCCAATACAGGAGGCTATGCCAAGGCTGACACCCGACCAAAGGGAATTCGTCTTAACCGGACTGCTGCCAGATGAATGGGAGGAACTCTTTTCGAAGTACCCATAGGGTTAAACAAAAAAACATAGTACTAAGGCCCTTAACTGCTTAAAAACCAATTAAGGGCCTTAAAGTGTAACTAAAACAATCTTGCCTTCAATGGACTATTAACTACCAGAGCTTTAACTAAAAGGAAATAGCTAAATGAGAAAACCAAGACCAATAGGCTTAACACAACTAAACTTAAGCCTATTACAAGGAAAGGAAACAAAGGAAGAAAGAGAGAGAAGACTAAAGGAGGCTTTACTAAAGATATACATTAGCTCTTCTTTTAGACTTAACGGAGAGGAGAAGACACTGCCAGAGATACAAAGGGAATACGGAATAAGAGAAGAGGAGAGCGTAACTGTAATGCTGGAGGTGGCCCCGGGCCTTATTGGTTTGACAGAGACGGAGACACCGGATAAGGTAATGAGAGCTTTGGCCGCAAGCGTTTTAGCCTGGGCCCAAGAAGACCGAAAGGCCGCCATTACCCAACTGGGCCTACTGGCTGACTCACAGGGCGATACGTATAAGCCCTTCGTGTCTGCGGAGGTAACCAAGGCCCTAAAGGTGAGCCAGGAGGCCACATCGAACATGATGAAAGCGGTCCAAGCCATAACCGGGGCAGGGCCCCAAGGCGGAACCACTATCAATATACTTAACCAGGGCCAAAACCAAGAGGCCCGAACCGAAGGCCTCACCACTGACCAGGCCCTACATCTACTAGACGAGGCACAGCCCAAAGGCCTTACTATAGGTAACACCCAAGAGGCCCAAGATTACCTCGACCAACAGCAAGGCCTACCAGAAGTCAACGGCCGTACTATGGCCTCCGAGGCCGCAGTGCCACAGATAGGTGGCCTTACCACTGGGCAGTATAAAAGCAAAAGCCTAAGGGCCTCAGAGCGTGATGGCTCAAAAGAGGGTTCTATGGACTAGCCACAAAGAGGCCCGAGCTAAGGGCCTTTTCCACGTTTTAGCCAGTGGGCCTAAATTTTAATTCCCAGTCCGAACTAAGGCTGGGTTTTGTTTTTTGGGGGTGTTGGGGCCCGAAGGTATTTTAGCCATACTGGCCTCAAAAAGGGCAAATGTTAAAGCCCGAAAATAGTTGTTAAAAAGCCATCAGGCAGTTACCTTTCTTCCTATATTTGCCTTGTGCAATAATAAAAATGGATGCACTATGAAAAACACCATCACCACAGCCTCCAAGGAGGCACAGAAGCTCCTCAAGACAGAGGGCTTCATATCCGAAAAGGACCTGCAAGGCATCGACCTTACGCAGGTTGCCGACGACTTGCTCGAAAAGCTGCTCGGCAAATTGAACCCTGCGGAGAAGACCTCCACCGGGAAGCAACGGGAGTTCCTTTCTATCTACAAGGAGCAGAATGACTTCCTCAAGGCGGAAGGGCGGACCTCACTGCAGGGCCATGCCAAGAAGGGGTACTTCCAAAAGAAGCGGGGCAACCTCCGCTCACAGATGCACTCCTTAATTGCTGCCAAGGCGACGAAGGCGAAATTCATGGCCTTCCTCAAGGAGCACTACACTGCTCCCGACTTGGAACGACCCGAGACTTTCCTCGGAGGCTCTAAATCACAGAGCACCAGACTGGAGGTCCTTGCCTATCTGGCGAAGCTCAAATAGGATGCCAAACTAGGCCCGGTGCAACAACCGGGCCATTTGCCCGAGCTATTGCGGGGGTCCCTATGGGCCCCTTTTTTGCGCGCTTGCGCGCTCCAAGCTAAACCAAACACCGAGCCATGGGCGCGGCCTTCTACCCAACACCAACACACTAAATGAGGTATTTGGAAACACCCGGGCACAGCCATACTGGCTAGAGGGTCTGTTATAAGGGGTGTTCGAAGAATTCCTATATTGAAGATGCAATCAAAAAATAAAAGAGATATGCAACAGAATTCCTTCACACCCGATTCCAACAATCAATGCTCCTCCTTCATACTGGAGAATTTGAAACCCTTGGAAAGACCGAAAATTTGGACAGATGACACTTGGATACTATTCGGAATCCGACCTTTGATTAGAACCCTTGAACTCCTTACCTATTTAGGAGATGCGGAACATACATCAGACTGGGACATCTTCCTTACTATCCACAGGAGAGATGGACTTCCCATTACGACTGATTCGGGACACTACATTATGGAGATACAGGGGAATAACCTCCTAATTGAAGACTCAGAAGAATCGGATGCTCCAAGAGAAGACGGGGGAGAGGACATCTACTGGACTATCCCAATGACAGACATCATCAAAATAGAAATCCACTCATAAGATTTCACCGGACACCGAACAAGGGGCCCTAACGGACCCCTTTTTTTAACGCTGAGAATACAGCCATACTGGCCCGTGAGTAAGTATGCCAAAACGGTTGTATAGGGTGTTACCGGATTCCTCATATTTGCATTGCAATCTAAAAATGAATGATAATGCCAGAAAATGAAACCTTTTACCAATCATCCCAATACAGGGATACTCTACAGGATAGGATTATCCAGGGCCTTACTGAGAGGATTGAACGAAATGAGAAGATTCGACAGAACCGAATCGACTGCAATTTGATCGCTGAAGAGAGAGCTCTTACGAAGAAGATAAATGCTGACCGTGAGACACTCCGCTCTTTGCTGAACCGCTCTTGACATTGATTGCGGGAAGGGGGCCCTACGGGGCCTCTTTTTTATACTAGGATGTAGAGCCTTGCTGGCTGAGGAGGATGTTATGAATCGTGTTTAGAATATTCCTATATTGAAGATGCAATCAAAAAAATGGAGAGATATGCAACATTTTCAAATGAAGGACGATAGACTCACATTGGGAATCCTCACTCAAATCCAACTGCTGAAGATGCGGAGAGGGAAATGCTTGGACCCAATCGGAAGAGATTTACTTGAGGAAACGATAGAAGATTTGATTCTACTTCTACTAGAGGACATCTTGGGACGAGATGCGGACTTATCCACGGACCACGATGATATGATGATGAACGAACTCTTGATATATCTGCGGGACTTATATCAGATGAACTGAGGATGAACAAGGAGCTCCAACGGAGCTCCTTTTTTAACGATAGATTCCGAGCTATACGGGCTAGAAGAAAAGTTATGCCCGAAAGGCTATGCCCAAAGGTGTTAGGCCCAGGCGCTCAAAAAAAAGTTGCACGGTGTGAGAGGAGATTCCTATATTGCAGATGCAATCAAAAATAAATGATATGAATGCTATTGCCCAACTTACCCAACAGATTAACGAGAAATCAGAAGGACTCAAGGCCCTTCACCCCTCGGAACTCGAAGAATTCCACTTCACCGAATTGATTCACGCCTTAGAGATACTTCAGAAATACCACGAGGACGACTTGGAGAAATGCATGGATATTGAACATCGGATTCACTCCCTCCAAGAAATGCTCGACTGCCTGCAATCAGAAGAGGACGGACCTTCACCAGAGGATTTATACCACCCTGCATACTGAGACTAGCGAAATCCTTAATACGGGGATAGTTCCACTATCCCCTCTAACTTCCTAATTACTAGCTTGACATGAAAAACGTACTTACCTTTACAAAAGACCTCCTTGCCCATGGGGCCTTATTTGTAACCCTTTCCTACATGGCATGGCAGACCTACCAGTCACTAATCCCTCTGCCCCTCTACAACGCCTACGAGGACCCCGATTACATCTATTGGGTACGGCCCATTACCAGAGGGTGTATATCACCAACCGAGCTAAGGGGTGAAATACAGATTAAAGGGGAGCGGGGCTTGGGTGTCGAAGTATGCCCTTATGATGACCCGAGCCATAGCCTTTACAGGCCTTTCTAGCCTCTAAGCCCCATTCGGGGCTTTTTTTGTAATTGGGGCATAAGGCCATACTGGCCCTACCGAAGTTGTTGGTCTGTAGTGGGCCCGAGCCATCGCTGTAATCAGCCCGAGCCAAGGTGGGTTATGGGCAGAGGGGTCGAGTCCATTTTCGGGATCGGGATTTAATATAATCGAATTTTTTTAATATGCAAATTTTTAACATTTTTTTAGCAATTTTAACGCTTTTAAATTTTAACGTAATTAATCCTTAAATTTTAACATTAAAAATTTGGATATTAATTATTTTTAATAAGGGCAAATTTTATTTTGTATATTAAAAAAAAGCACTATGTTTGTAGTGCAATCAAAAACCAATAAAAATGAATGCACCAAAAACAACCCAAAAAGTTCAATCCCTTCTTTCGAAAAAGGGGTACATTTCAGAAGTCGAATTGACAGATATCGACCTGTCAAATCTTTCCTCTGAAATTTTGGATGCTCTTTTAAGTAAGTTGAATCCCAATGAAAAAAAGACTGCGAAGTCTGAAAAATCCTCTTTCTCCATTTATAAGGAGCAGAATGATTATATGACCAAGGGGAAAATTCAATCTTTGCAAGGGGATGCAAAAAAAGGGTATTTCCAAAAGAAGCGCCAAAAATTGAGAAATGAGATGCTTTCTCTCATTTCAAGGGGTGCCACCAAGAAAGAATTTATTTCTTTCTTAGAAGCCAATTTTACCGCTCCAAAATTGGATAAAATGGAGACCTTTGTTGGTGGTTCTGCTTCGAACGTTCGAAAATTGCAGATTATTTCCTACCTCAAGAAATTGAAGTAAGAAAAAAGGAAAAAGGGGGACTGAAAAAATGTCCCCCAATTTTCCTAATTTTTTTGCATTTATTAGCATACCCCCCCGCTCTTTCAGGCCCACAAAAAAGCCCCCGTAGAGCGAGGGCTAAAAATTTTGGCCGCGGAAGTTTTACGACAGGGAATCTATGCCCTTGAACTGCTTACCCTTGTCCTTGTTCCCCCTGTAATCCACCAGCTCCCATTCGGGCTCCCCGTAATCGGGATACGACTCCCGAAAGACCCCCATCGCCTCCAAGGCTGAAGAAGTGCTATAAAGATGAACATACCCCGAACGCGTAACGATAACCAGAGAAGAACCGCTCTCCCCGTCAAAGACCGTGACCTTCCACAAATTCCATTTCGAAGCCCCCTTCAAGGAGAGCTCAAAATCAAATGCCTTCAAGGGCATAAAGTGGAACTCCTTGTAGGAATATAAAAGGTTGATAAGGGAAGTATCCACCAGGCCATAACCCGAATGAAAGCCCCTCTCCGAATCGGATTTCTTGTATTGGAAGACGATAAGCTCTCCCCGATAGTCTTCCACTCTTTTATCTTCTTGCTCCATATCAATACGTTTTGATTTGTTCCACTAGAAAGGACTCCAGCTCCTTGAGAGTGTTGCCCTCTTCGACTAATCTCCAAGAGTTGCAATCGTGCAATCTCCATGCGCCTGATGTGTAAAGGACGAGCTCCACTACATCGTAGTGGCCGTTTTCGAATTCTTTTAGTAGCTTAAGGATTTCGCTCATGGCTCTTTGTCTGTATCTTTTTCTCTGTCATCGTCCGCTAAAAAAAGTAGCAAAACGAGAGCGGCACATGGTATGACCACAATCATAACCACGATTGATGCGATAAGTATCTTCATCTCTTCACAAAAATTTTGACAGTATTCTTACGGCTATGGCCGGAACTATGATTGAACTTGCAAAGGCAATTCCATTATCCTTGAAAAGACTGGTGGCTATTCCGAAGTAAATTATTACTAGAAATGCCGCAACCGTAGGACTAATTAAGTTGATAACCAACCCAAACATTGCTTTGTAATAAGCATTGGTTGAGTTCCTCGCATAGATGGGAATCTGTTGGCCTTTGCGAGTAGTGGCAATGTACTTGTTGTACTCAGAATGGCTATTTGATTTTCTTGATAGTTCTATCTTCATTGGTCTTTGGTTTTAGTGGGTGTTGTAAAACATTATGAAAAACCAGTTTTTTCGCACTTACTGCAATAGTACTTGTCTATTTGTGAGTAGTAACTCATTTGACAATTGTCAGGTGTTTGGCAAAACGTCCCCTTCGGTTTCATTTTGCATAAATCCGAAAGTCCTTTGTGTTTTTCCTTTGATGGTATGTGGCATTCACAATTTTCAATGGTCTGTCCACATTCTTTGCAGTCCTTCATTTCTCTTTGGTTTTAGTGGGTGTTAGCAAGCATAAATTAGAAATGCCCACTACAAGCATCATCGTGCCAATGTGTGCCTTTCTTATCTTCATCATAAACCCTTTGTCTGTCAATCTTTTCTTTTCCACACAATACACATCCGTAAATGTCAGTTCTATACCAATATTTACGTTTACCAACATCCGCTATAGTGCAGTCCTTCATCTCTCTTTGGTGTTAGTCACAATAAGAAGCAAACTCTATTACCCACTCTTTCGGCGGTGTTTTACCTACTTCTAAGTACCTTGCTATTGCAGCCATTATTTCACCTTGCCGTTGGTGGTCGTGAATCTGTTTAGGTTTCAATCCTAATGGGGGTTTTTCAACCTTACTGTGGCTAACAATGGCTTCATTGCCTTGAATTTTGTTTTTCACCCAATGACCCATTTCTTCACAGTAAGTTTCTACGGCATCACTTCTTTTGCAATCTTCATCATCTCTAAAAACGTAAGAGAAATCAAATGCTTTTTGCTTAATTTCTTCATCAGTAGGCAACGAAAGCCTAACATCGGGTGTATGTAATGCTTTCTCTTTCTCAAGTAGGGATTCTGCTTTCATTTTACCAATAATCATCTGATTTCTAGCACCTACTGATTCATCAGGTCCTGATTCATCAGGTAATGCTGCTATAACCTTACTCATCCATTCAATCAACTCTTGCATTGGTGTTTTCACCTCTCTTTGGTGTTAGTGGGGGTTGTTCTCAATTAATAATTTGGAGTCCATTCTCCGGCATCTTGTTTACCTTTAAAATCATCCATCATTTCAACAAAACCTTTGTAATCTAAATCACAAGTTCCATAGTCCAAAGCATCTATGATTGGGCCGCTGTCAGTTTGTGAATAGTGGAATCCCCATCTTTCCTCAATCTTTGCATCTAACACCCTGCCCACATCATTGAGTTCTTGTATAAGCTTTTTCTTTTTATTAAACAATGCCTTCATCTCTCTTTGGTGTTAGCGGGTGTTAGCGTGTATTAGTCCTCACGAACTAGTTTTGTTTCACACATCCAAGGTAGGTCGTTACATTCTTCTGAGCTTTCAGCATCTCTAATATAAGCCGTTTCACCAGTCACATTATCCATGAAAACCATCCTGTAACCATTCCATTCTACACTTATTTTGTTTTCAATCATGAAGTCCTCGAACTTTCTGTATTTTTCTGTAAGAGGATGTTTTTCCGTTAGTCTTTTTGCCATTGTCTTAAAGTTTGAACCCGTTACATATCACTTCAATGTGGATGTTTTGTTTCGCATACTTTTGTATGATTTCTGCTACTTGCTGTGATGTCATCTCTCTTTGGTGCTTTTATCCGCCATTAGGACTTACTAGCCCCGTTAATGATGGAAAATTCCGTCTTTAGATTTTTTGGGGTCTTAGGCTTTGGGAGAGGTTCGCGAGAGCCGGATTTAGCATCTGCCTGAAGGCAGCTTCGCAATTCATCGGGTCCACAGTCACAACCGCGAAGGTATAGGGAGCAATTCATTCTATTCGTCGTTTATTTGGAATAGTCCGAGGGGTTAAAAGTAAAAGGGGTGAATCGAACGGGCTTTATCAGCCCAGTAGTTAAAAAGGAAGAATCCTTGGTGTTGGGGGGTGAAGTTGGTCTGAACCCAGTTAGAAGCTGGGCTAAAGGCCGGGTAATTGAAATACCGGAACCTGTTGGAGGAGCAGTTATCGAAGAGCTCCTGGTGAGAATCACCTTTAGAGAATTCCCAAATGATATCCGTAGAGAGCTTATGATGGTTCATGTATTGCTCGATGCGTTTTATCTCTTGGGGTTTGATTTGTGGCTTAAGTCCGTATTTGAGGTTTTGCCCGTCTTTTCCGTGAGTGCAGATAAAACCGTATCTACCATGGGTGTAATAGCCCATAAATTTGACTTGGTTGATTATCTCTACCTTTTCTGCGGGTAATTTAGCCTCAATGACAACCTTAGCCGATTGATTTACAAAATACCCGAAATCACCCGCATGGTTGTCATCGCAGATGTTCCGAGCTATTATCCTTTCATAGTATGGAGCCAAAGCTTCAATGAGGGAAACCTTGAATCGAACCCCGTAATTGAAGGCTTCTTGGTTGGTCATGTTCTGTGGGAGCTTATGCCCCTTTCGAACGGTCTCTGCATCGAAGCCATCCATAAAATCTCCCAGCTCGTCAATGTAGAGCAGGGGGCTTTTTCTTTCCGATAAAATGAACTCAACCATCCTATCAAGGCGATTTAACAATTCCTCGCCATCCCATTTGCCCCCATAGAGAGCTCTCATGGAAGGGTTAACATCCATTCCGATATGCACATCGGTGTAGACGACTCTATCGAATATGCCCTTTTCTACTTTGGGCTTCTCCGATAAAGAAACGGGCTCTATAAAGCCTAAAGCTTCTTGGAAATCAAGTGCTTCAGGTTTTGGTTCGGGATTTTTGTAGAGGGGATTTTTGAAACGCAGAGAAGAGCGTTTTCCTTTGAGCCAACCGTCGGGGACATATTCAAGGCCAATTCCTTGTTCCTTGCATTGTTCTCTTATACCTAAGAGGAGTTGATATTCATCCTCGGTGATACGAGGTCTAAGTATCTTTTTGACGGGGGATTTTTGACCCATTAACTAATCAGTTGAGCTTCAATAGAATAGGGGATAAGTATTGTAAAATAATAAGGTGGGGGAAGGGAAACAAAACTATGGAAAAAAAGCCTTCCCCCTAACAGCAGGAAAAACGACTAACCTACTGCTGTATGTTTTTACGGAATTCTCCTGTACCTCCACAGGAAGGGCACATAACATCTAGCCCCTCAATTCCGTTCTTTTTGTATAAGCCTTTTTTAGGGGCTAAAGGGTATTTAGAAGCCGGAGAAAACGCTACACCTAAACCCTCACATTTTGGACAATCTGTGGGTGTTTTAGAAACCACTTTTTCTATACTACTTTTTTCCGAATCCATTTCAGAGGTTTTTAAGGGTTTGGATTATGTCATCTAATTGCTGGTGATTGAGTTTGCCCAAATAGCAACGATGCATTAGGCCTTCATTAAGCACATATACGTTGCCTGATAGGTAAACCATTATCATCAACTTCTGATTCGTACTACTTGTGATAGACAGAGTATGCTCGTAAAACTTGCGATTCATGACAAACCCCCTCGACCTCAGATAAGGCTGGGTAAAAGTTTTCGATTTGCTCATTTTAAAGCCGCTTTTAAAGCCACCCTTTTATTCTCGAGTTTACGAAGAGCACTTGATTGATTTAGAGCTATAACCCTTAACGAAATAGTTGTTCCGTGAATGTTACGGCTTTTTTCGAAAGTGTTAAGTTTAGGAGCTTTGGTGTAAATTCGATTGATAGCTCGATTGTAAATTCTTGCGACTATCCTCTGGTTCTCCGAACTCAGCTCATCCCATCTTTTCTTCATCAACTTACCCACGTATTCTACATCCTTATCACTCATACAAGGGTCATGTCCTAGTATCTGACCGAGTATGAAGTCTTCTCCTTTATCGGAATCCTTGAATACGTCAACTAGCGGTGGAATCTTATCGCTCATTTTGCAACTTTTAGTATTTCTTTCTCCCCATAGAAGCAATGGAAGCTCCCAATGTGCATCTTTAACCAACCCGGCTTCAAAGAGCGGTCAACTGACTTCATAATGAAGAGGGCTAAGCCCATCGCCAAGAATATGTCGTCATTGAAATGCCGAAGAGCATCACAAGAACGAATATGGTAAGTACAATGGATTTGACCCTTGCGTATAAGGAAATGATAGCCTATCGTACAAGGTACTCTTGCTCCCTTCTCACGATGAGATAAACCTGTGTCTTCGGGGAAATAGACGGGTAAATAAGCCTGTCTACTGGTGGAATCCCATTTGAGAAGGTTAACAATGTCGTCTACATCACCCAAGCTATATCGAATGCCCTTATTGATGTTCTTGTTAGCTTCCTTTGGCCAAAAGCGCTCCATGTAAGTATGGGAGAATTGTTCATCCTCTCTGAACTTATCATCGGAGGGTTTATGCTTATAGTAACGCCATTGTTTGAATGTTTGACCAGGGTTATAGGGAAAACCAGAAAGACGCTCTTTTAAGTGAACAAGAGCCCAAGGCATCTGAGCTTTGCAGAGTTCAGCTAATTTTTCGAAGTCTTCCGTATCATCGTAGTTCATCCACGGAATCTGAGTAGCAAGGCTTAAATCAAGGACTTCATACATCCCCATTTCAACATCGCTTGACTGCCACTGCTTATTCTCACACAACTCCCCATTCTCATGTAGGTACAGCTTAGCTTCTTTGATAATCTTTGTAACCAGGTGATTATGGAGTGATTTCATTCGAGTGATGCTAAAGCGGGGATATCGTGGTTTTCTTTGAACCATTGGGAGATTTGCGCCTTATTGGAAAAATGCAAAACGCCCTCATGGCCAGTGGTTCGATTAAATTTGAAAATAGCCCATCTACGATTGGTTTGAGTGGAGGGTCTACTCTGTAAAACCTTTCCGATATGTAGATGCACTATTTGAGATTGTTCGTTTCGAAAAATCCGAGTATCCACAATAAGATACCCGCCCATCTCATCACCTGGCATAATGTAAAGAAAATGCCAGTTCTTTAACCCTTTACGATTGTAGGATAACTTCATTGTCGTTTTTTTGAAATAAAAAAGCCGGAGTATAAATGGCTTAATTCCTCCGGCTAGTTCAACCTTCCTCAATGATTAATAGTATGCCTTCAGATAGCTCCGCTCACCTACTAAATTCAATTTGGCGGCTTTTCCAATCCCTTTTAGTGAAAAGAGTCGGAATAAAGCAACCCAGGCTTTTATCATTGTAGCTTTTCATCAAAGGAGCTATTCCCAAAGGCTTCTTCCTATCCCCGTTGACAAACAGGCATATAGTGGTTTGAATAGGGTTTGTAGCCAATATGATTTCAGTAGAGGAATCAAGCTGACAGATGGCAGTATGTTCGGGGTTGGAAAAAGACATAGCTGACATATCAGAAACTATCATACAGAGCTCAATTGCATCGTTATTTTCTGTAGCTCTAAATCCAACCCCGATAAACCCTCTCTCTAAATCGTACCCTGTGAGGGGTTTGACTTGGTTTGGTAGGAGAGTAACTCCGAAAAGAATATCCCAAGAGGGGTATTTACCCTTTATGAAGGAGCTCCGAAGGGACTTAGATGTAAACCTTACATTGTAGAGCAGGTTCAGCTTTTCTAAATCAAGGAGGTATTTTTTAGCAAAGAAATCTTCGCGGGTTCTACCCGGCTTGATTGTCTTGGTCATCGGAAGGGGACAAGTGTTTCTCAAGGATGCTTTTTAAATCCGGTGCCGTCCATGTTGGGGGCTTCATAGTCTTCCCATTAGCGTCGTTTCTAAAATTCCCATCCTCCCAAAGCTTGGCCATATTTGAACGATGAACCTCTTCAAAGGCTTCATCTATAACGTTTTGCAAGCCATGTTCGTTGATAGTGCCAAGCAATACATAAAGCTGGTCTACCAGGGAATCTAAAACTAGCTCAAGGTCTTCTTGCATTACTGCTCCCTCAAGGTATTCTGAAACCTCTTCCCTCATCAAATGGTCACGGAATACGGAATCCTTTTGAGAAAGCAAAGAGGGAGTTACCTTACCCGGTCTTCCAAAAGCTTTTTGGAATTCTCTCTGCTTAACAGCCATCATTTTGAACACTTTCATAATAAGCCTTTAGACTTCAATAGTATATAGGGTAATAGCCCAGCAATACTAAAGTTGATAGGATTGATGAAAGTATTAGGAATTTGTGCAGGTAATGGAGTCATCTTGCATCCGTTTCACAGGGACTCCGCATTTGAAGTCATAGGTAACATTGAACCTCGTGGAGTGTTCCATACTAAATGCTCTAGTCAATGGAAATCCAATTTTGGAGATATCCCCATTTTTAAAAGAGCTAATGACTATGAAGCGACGTTAGGTCGCCCTAAAGTGGATGTAATCGTAGGACATCCCGATTGCGGACATTCCTCTATCTTATCGTTCAGTAGGGCTAAGAAATTCGGAAACCCAAAGGATAACGCCAGCTTAACCCTATTTTCAGAAAAGGTAAAGGAATACAACCCGAGGTTGTTCCTGTTGGAGAATTTGACTCAGATGCTGACCCAAATAGGCGAGGACGATTGGAAAAAGCATTTCAGTAAGCACAGGTTGATTTTTATCAAGACATCTGTAGCCTCATTCGGAAATTCACAGGTAAGCCGAGAAAGGTTGATTATCATCGGAGTCAGAAAGACCGTACCTTTAAGCAAGGCTAAAAAATTCAGCAAAGTTAAGAAAGTGGCTAAGCTGAAAACCGAAAAACAGCTTCTTGGGAAATTGGTAAAAATCGGCAACATACCAGAGCTTGGACATGTAAGAGAACCCGATTCTACCATAGTTTGTATGGAATGGGGATTTGAGAAGCTGAATTTAGCCCAAGTCAGAAAGGCTTGGAATACAAGGCTAAAAGGTCAAAAGAATTGGGACGCAACCCAAACGGGTAAAGGGCGTATGAAAACTTTACCAGGAGTTTACCGAAACTTAGCTGATGTTGCTCCAAGAACTGCAAGAAAGCAAAATAGACAGTTCAACCATTTGGGTAATATGATGTCAGCAAGAGAGTTAGCCCGAATACAGGGTTTACCTGATGATTTTGTAATCCACTACGATGAGAACAACAGTGGGTATTGGATTAACAAGGGAAGGGTATCTGTCACAAAGACTCCACCTTACGAAGTGGGAATGTGGTTCAAAAAGACTATTAAGAGAATAATAACCAAATCAAAAGCTAATGAAGTTCGATAGAACCTTGTCCGTACATCAACATCAGTACGTTCAGAGCAAAACCGAAAAAGCCTCTATCTTCCTACATCACCTTGCAGGTACTACTCAAGGTTCTGTATCCTGGTGGAATAACACCAAGGATAGAGTTGCTACTCACTTTATCATCTCCCGTGATGGAACCATTCACCAACTTTTCCCTTTGGATAACTGGGCTTTCCACTTGGGTGTAAAAGGGGATAATAACTGGCACGAAAGACATTCGATTGGAATTGAGTTGGAGTCTTACGGTGGATTAGTATATCACGATAAAGCCTACTGTGCTAAACTAGGAAGCACTTACCGTAAGCTTCCAAACACAGAAACCATCATCCTACCCGAAGAGTGGAGAGGTTATAGAGCTTTCCACAAATACACCGAAGAGCAATGTAAATCTGTTCAAGAGCTACTCGAATGGCTTTGGCTCGATAGTGATTTCGAAAACCTTTTACCGCAACCTAAGCTGGGTAAATGGTGGGAGTACGATAAGCTTCTTATCCACCAGAAGAAAAGCGGTATCTACTCACACACAACAGTAAGACCTGATAAGTCGGACATCTACCCCGACACTGAACTTTTGAAAGCCGTTAAGGCAGCTCATACAAAAGCCAGGAAGGTACTCAAGAACGCTCCCTCTAAAACTGGTAAATAGATACCTGGTTTTTTAGATATTTATTATTATTCTTCCTTCCCCCTTAATGGGGGGAAGAAATAATAAATATCATTAGAACCTTAAACCTTAGCACACATGCGCGCGAGAGACAACCATTACGGTGCCTTAATACTGATGATTGGAGGGTTTTGTTTTATAACCTATTGCTTTTACCGTTGCATCAGCGGAAAGCCTTCTCAGGTAAAGCAAGAATACAATTACCAGACCGAGGTACGCATCAAATCCGAGTACAGCCCCATCGACCTTTCGGGTATGACCATCAAGCCGGCTGTCATCACTCACTACACATCCTCTCCCGACTTTGAGAATAACCGTTTGGTTTGTCGGGAGGATTCTCTGCTTCAGGTCATCAACAATCTGAAGAGGGACACAGTATTTATAAGCCCTCAATTCCTAACCCAGTTTCCAAGTTCACCAAAGCTGATAGACTTAAGCTTGACTTATGATTCTATAAGCCTCGGACTATTAAACACTGATGCGGAATTGATGAGAAAAACATATCCGCTTGATTTTGCTCACTACACTTACCAGGTTTCTACATTGGACGGGTATACCTTCAACGCAACTGAACTCTCAAGAAAAAAACCATTCGGCGCAAAACCGTTCCGAGTTATGGGTTTTACGGGGTATTCAGTTATGGATTCCAAAATCGTCTTGGGAGCTCAGGCTGATTATTCTCTTGGACCTTGGGCTTTATCCGCTAGGCCGAGATTTGCTCTTTCAGACGTGGTTTCATTCCAACTTGATTTAACAGCAAACTACCCGCTTATAAGGTAATGGCGAAATTACCTGACATCCTACCCTCACTTACAGCTCAACAATTCAATGAGCTGAAAGCTGCCAGAAGTAACATATTCGCATTTGCTTACCACATTCACGTGGTTAACCCTATTCGGGGTAAGGTAAGGTTTAACTTATATCCCTACCAGATTTCCGTCCTTCGGGAATTTATCCGCCATCGCTTTAACATCATCCTCAAATTCCGACAGGCTGGAATCACTGAGCTGATTTCTATGTATTGCTTATGGCTAGCAATGTACCATAGAAACAAGAACATTGTAATTATCTCCATCAAAGACCGGGTAGCCAAAAAGGTCTTACGGAAGATAAAATACATGTACAAAAATCTACCCCCGCATTTGCAAGTACCCGTTGTAAATGGTCGTACGGGGGAATTCGGAACAGCTCAAGAGATGGAATTCTCAAATGGCTCTCTGATATCATCCGTACCTACTACGGAAGAAGCTGGTCGTTCAGAAGCGGTTTCTCTTTTGGTTATTGATGAGGCGGCTATCGTCCGATGGGCTTCTGTAATTTGGGCAGCTGCTTTCCCAACACTATCCACGGGAGGTTCCGCAATCGTAAATTCCACACCCTACGGAGTTGGTAACTGGTATCACAAGCAGTATACCGATGCTCTTGCTTCAGGTAACGATTTTAATCCCATTAGGCTAAAGTGGGAGATGCACCCCGAACGTGACCAAGAGTGGTACGATTCGATGAGAGCTTCCTTGGGTCCAAGACGAACTGCTCAAGAGATTGATGGTGACTTCCTTACTTCAGGCTTTTCTGTATTTGACCTTGAAGACATCAAAGCTATTGAGGATATGCTTTCCGAATATGAGCCGATAGAGGTGAAGATGAATGGAAGCCTGATAATACAGCGGGAAGCTAGAAAAGGTGAGCAAATCTATATTGGGGCTGACATTGCAACGGGGTCGGCACGAGATTATTCGGCCTTTACTGCAATGAATAGGAGGGGAGAAGAAATTGCTTGTTTCAAGGGCAAACTTCCTGTAAATCAATTCAGAGATTTATTAGCCAAAGTCGGAAAAAGATTAAACTGGGCTACGATAGCACCAGAGGGAAACGACATTGGATTATCTGTTGTATCGGGGTTACAGGATATAGGCTATCCAAACCTGTACTTCACCGAACGCTTAGTCAAGGAGAAGGGTCAGAGAAGACCAAAAGTGGAGAGAGTTCCCGGCTGGTATACCAATAGGAAAACTAGACCGGTCATAATCGACGAACTGGTGATAGACGTTGCTGAAGAGGCGGTAACTATAAAAGACCCTTTCTTTGTTAACGAGGCTTACACCTTTATCTATGATGAGCAAAACCGCCCGGTAGCTCTCGGAAAACATTCAAGAAGCTCGAGTTCAGATTCTGCGGAAGGAGAAGACCTCGAGTATACAGACGATGCTATATTAGCAAAAGCTATAACCAACCACATTAGAAAAGGAGCTCTTTCGGGAGTTATCGTTGCACCAAGGTAATTATGAACCTATACCATCTACATAAAACCGCCGACTTAAAATCGTTGTTCCAAGACTACAAGTCAACTCCGAGCGATATTAAGTCACAGCTTCCTCGTGGTAGGAGTTCACGTGACCATTTCCCCACGGAGTACGGTCCTATCTTGGAGCTAGTGATGGGTAAGAAGAAGCTAGTTAGACCCGAATTTAATCGGAAAGTCATTCCACTCATTCGGAAACTTGCTCTCACTAATGCTGATTTAGGACTTGCCCTTGATGATTCTGTCAAGCTAATCAACACTGGACATACTATCAAGTTTGACCCCGGCGTTGATGAGAAGATGGTTCAACAGATGCGAGAGCATGTTTACCAGAAGTGCAAACAATGGGGAACTGGAACCGCGGGTCTTCATGGTCTAATCAATAAGCTTATTGCTCAGCTATTTGTAGGCGGAGCTATTTCGGGAGAATTTGTACCAAGTAGGGATAAGTCCGAAATCAAGGACTTAGTATTAGTTAACACTGAGACCATCGAATGGTCTTTCAGTAGAGGAAAGTGGATACCATATCAGCGGGCAATTTCAGACCCGGCCAAAGCTGAAACCAAGCTTTACAGGTTGAATGGATATACCTTTAGGTACATAGGGTTAGGAGGGGACACATCTTCTCCTTATGGTATCCCGCCCTTTATTACTGCTCTTGAACCTCTGGCTGACCAGAAAATCTTCAGACAGAACATCCAAACCGTAACAAAGATTGCTGGTTTATTGGGCCATGTAGAAGTCAAGCTTGATAAGCCAAGGCAGAATGACGGGGAAAGCGATGCTCAATACAAAACCCGTTTGAATGCCCTTCTGAAAGAGACTAAGGATTCTATGCAAGATGGAGCTCACGACGGAATCGTAGTGGGCTATATGGATGACCACGAATTTACATTCCACCAAACTGCAAAGGGAGCTGATGGAATGGACACCATATTCCAAAACAACCAAACTCAGGTTGCTAACGGCTTGAAGACACCCCCTCAATTCTTGGGAGTGAGCGGAGGAGCTGGTACGGAATCAGGTCTTTCAATCGTATTTACCAAGATGCTATCTCAGCTTTCAAACGCACATGAGATTATATCTGACTTCCTATCATACGGCATAGCGATGGACCTTCGATTGGCTGGGTATAAGTTCAAATACCTGAAAATCGAATTCAACAAAACCACCATCACTGATGACCTGAAGCTGCAACAGGCCAGAGAGATAAAGCAAAGAGTAAACTACAATTTGTTCATTGACGGAATCATAAGCCTTGACCAGTATGCTGAGTCTATGGGATATGAAAAGCCCCATTCTTACGAGCCCGTAGTATCTTTTGAAGATAGGGAGGCCCCTACTGCGGGAGGTAGTGATGACCCCGATGACCCCGAAGCTAAACGCAAAAGGGAAGAGAAGAAAGACCAGTCAGACCGCAGAAGCCGAGATAAGAGTAAGCCTCAGCCCAAACGAAGAGATAACGATTCAAGACCC